CTAGTAATTTTAAGCTTTCTAGATGTTTTTCTGTTGGCATATTATCTATACCACTTCTTTTAGCAGATTCACTTCTAGTCACTTCTGACAAATCTAAATTCTCTGATAGTTTCATTTCTTAAATATCTTTTCAGCTGAGGTTAATCCTAAACATCCAAAAGCCAATAAGGCTACTGATTCTACTAATATTGTTGATGGTGCAGTGTGTTCTTCACTAAACGAATTATGGTACATAGTAACGCATAAAGCTATTACACATAACAATCCACATAAACGCTTCATGCTTAGACTTCCACTTTCATCACAAAAAAACTGTTTCATATTATTTAATTTTAAAGTCCTTATTAATACCTATAGAGTATGATGCAAATGTATCTCCAAAAGCACTCTGAGCACCATAACTTAAAACAAATGAATATTCTTTTTTTAATGGTATTGTATAATTGAAATCATATTCCATCGTAATATCTTTATGATAGTAAAAATATCCAATAGCTGCACTTACACTAAACCTTTCATAAATAGGAAAGGTGGCCATAGCTTCTTGATAAAAATCCTTTCTGTCAAATGTCCACCAACCACTATTAATTCCCACTGCTGTATTCCCAAAATACTTTCCCACTTCAATAGTTCCACCTAATAAGTTTTTAGTGTCCTGAAGCTTAGTATCAAACGCTACATTAGGAGCAGCCATTATATAATACTGAGCCTTTGATTCTAAAGCAATAAAAAATAATAAAATAAATATTAATCTCATTTCTGTTTAACTGCCACTTTTCTTACTGCCACCTTTTTAACTGCCACTTTTCTTAGTGGTTTCTTTGGTAAAGCAGGTTTCTTAAACATATCATAAACAATAGAACCTAACAGAGTAATAGCAAGTGCAATTGCTCCTATTATAAAACTAGAAAACTTATCAAGAAGAGAAATCATTTCTTTGGTTTCTCTTGCTCCAATTTTAGTTTGTATATCTATTAATTCATTTACATATTTTAATACAGGATAGATTTTTGCATCCATTTCTTTAGCTTCATCATCTGTAATAATTTCATCTAAAGTAATTTTTACAAAGAATTCATCTGCTATCTCAATATACATTTCAGCTTTTTGGCTTATTTCTTTTTCTTCTGGAGTTTGATATGTATTTAAATAAGCAGCCCACATTGTATCTGTTATTTCTTTTTCTTTTTGAATAGAAATTAAATCAATCTTACCACCCTTTATTACTTTAATTTGATCTTGTATAGTTGATCCATAATAATCAAACTTCCTACTTAGGTAAGGTTGTGGAACTAATCTATCTTCATAAATACTTGTAGCACTTTGCTTTATAGTATGTTCTACATATTTACCAAATCCTGCAATAGCTAAAATTATAGCAGTTAATATAATGAGTAATATATTTTTCATTTCCTTCTTCTTGTTGGTTTAGGTTGCTCTTTTTTTATAAAAGACATTGGGTCAGCAGCAAACTGTCCACTTAGTTTTAGCACTCCATTTATTATCTCAGGACTATTTAACCCAACCAGTCCATAGGTAATAGCTTTATACATTGAACTAATCTCAAATTGCTCCATCACAAACCATGCAATCAAAGATGCTATCATTGCACTTATCATCTTTTTTGTTACATCTATTCCTGATTTATTCTCACTTGTTGTAACAAGTCGAGCAACCATTCCAGCTGCACCAATGAGTAAAACTACCCACCCCCCCTCTAAAAAATTTTTTATAAAATTTTCCAATGTTATCTTGCTTAAACTTTATAATTTCAATGAATACCCTACTGAATATCCTGACATTCCATATCCAATATTAAATAAGCCTTTCTTACGTGTCTTTAAACTTATAATGAAGTTATGATTCACTTGTGTGTAATCTGTGCTTATATCGCTTCTCAATCCTAAGTATAAAGCAGATTTAGATTTATTAGTAATGTTATTTGTAATTGTTATTGTTTTTTCTTGGACTTGGGCTTTAAATGATCTCCCAATGATTCTATTTTGACTGATGGTATCTTTGATAACAAAGAGGTTACTGTCTTGCTTGATGCTGTCTGTATACTCTTTAATTTGGTTATAATCTTTAACAATATAGGCTGTATCATGTTTTTCTTTATAAATATTAGTGAAAATGGTATCTAAAACTTTAAAAGGTATGTTGTCTCCTTTAGTATATTTAGTTAAAGTTTTAGTAGTGACTATTGTATCTATTTTAGTTTTAGTGACAGTTGTTGTTTTTGGAATTCTAAATTCAAACAAAAACAAAGACAATAAAATTAAAATAAATATTATTCCATTCTTAATCATTTTATTTTATTAGTTGCTTTAATGTAATACCTAATGGCAAAAAATCCACTTATTATAGCTACCAGAGAAGCTATTAAAGTTACCATTGGTTGTATATCAGCAATACTTAGCATTGCACCTGATACACTTACGAGAGTCGCAAAATCAGCGTTAGTATTTGTCATCTTTTAATTTGGGGAATTTAATTTTATGTGTAGAAAGGCAATCTACACTATGAGTAACAAAGCTAAGTATTAGTTTTGAGAATTGCAAATGTTTTTTTACATTTGATGAATAAAACCAATGATTATGCCTTACAGTTTTACATATTTCAAACCAGAAGTTAAAGAATGGTTTATTTCTAATGTGCCCATCTCATACAGAGTGTTAGATGTAGGCCCTGGAATAGGTACATACTCAGATATTTTACGTTCATCAGGATATAAATTAGATGCTATTGAAATCTTTGAGCCTTATATTGAGAAATACAATCTTAAAGAAAAATATGACAATGTTTATATTGGTGATATTACATTATTCAATATTGATGATTATGATTTTATTATACTTGGAGATGTATTAGAACATCTAAAGGTGGATGATGCTGTAAACTTGATCAATTCAATTATTAATAGTGGTAAGGAATGTTTAGTAGCTGTACCATATAAAATGGAACAAGGAGAACATGAGGGTAATATATACGAAACTCATCATCAACCAGATCTAACAATAGATGTGATGAAAGAGAGATATAGTAAATTAGAATGTATATATAACAATGAATATTATGGATATTATACGTATATAAATATAAAATTTGAAAAAGCATATGTATTATATGCAAATGCATCTTATTTTGACACAGTGCTATCTTGTGTAAAATCTATAAAGACATTTAGTGATGTTCCTGTTATAGTATATATGCTTAATTCTAAGCTAAAGATTGATGGAGCTCTTACAATAAATTGGGAATGTGACGTAGATATCATTCATAAACAGAAATATATAGATAGAACGAATGATAAAGTGTACAAGCTGTTAATACAACGTCCACTTATTGTTAAAGATGCTCTAATGAACTATGCCAAATCTGTTGCTTATATAGATGCAGATAGTGTAGCTACAAAATATGTAGACAATATATTTACAATGTTTGATAATAAATCTGTTCATCCATATTTTGTAGAAGGTATGTATGAATATTTATTAATTAATGGTAGAGGAGGTGCAGCTAGTAGAAAAGATCTATCTACAACACTAGAACATCCAGCATGTGAGTTATTTAATGTTAACCAATATGTAAGACAGAAATATAGACAAACTGGTTATTTTGTATCTGGACAGAATTGTATAGAGTTTTTAGATGAGTGGTATAACATGTGCATTCATCCAGAAGTGTTAGCCCACCATACGCATTATGCTCCCTATCATGAAGAAACTATTGTTAATGTTTTATTGTGGAAGAAGAACATACATACAGGTCTTCCTTACATATATATGAATGGATCATATGATACTATCAATGAAGTGTATGACACTATTGGGTTTAATGGTAAAGATAATACTGTTAGAGAATGGGTGAAGATTCCTAAGACTAAATCAAATTTATTATTCTTTCATGGAGAAAAAGATTCTGTAATAATGAATAAAATGATAGCTAAACTAAATAGTAAATTAAAAATATTGTTTTTAGCACCCCATTTATCTACAGGAGGAATGCCAGCATTCTTATTAAAAAGAATAGAGGCTTTGAAAAGCAATAATGATGTAGAAATATTTGTTGTAGAGTATCAATGCTATAGTATTGATTATGTTGTACAAAGAAATCAAATAATGAACATTGTTAATCCAAACTTTCGTACACTATGGGAGAATAAAATGGAACTGTTTGATGTTATAAATGATTGGAAACCTGATATTATCCATATAGATGAAATGTCTGAGAGATTAGATAGGGAAATGATCGTATCATTATACAATCATAACAGATCATATCGTATCATTGAAACTTGTCATGATGTATCATTTAATCCAAATGATAAAATGTTTCATCCAGATGCATATGCTTTCTGTACACCTCATCACTTAAAGACATTTAATAACACCATTTCTTATAAACAAGTGATTGAGTTTCCAATAGAGGATTTGAAGAATAAAAAATGTATATGGGATGAAGCTATGATGGATCTAGATTTTGATTTCTCAAAAGAACATGTTGTAAATGTTGGACTATGGACTTCAGGAAAGAATCAAAAAGAAGCTGTTGAACTAGCAAGACAAATGCCTGATGTACAGTTTCATTTTATAGGAAACATGGCTCCTAACTTTAGAGACTATTGGCATCCAATAATATTAGATCTTCCAGATAATTGTAAAATATGGGGAGAACGTGATGATGTTTATAAATTCTTAATGGCCTCAGATGTATTTATGTTTAATAGCACTTGGGAATGTAATCCTTTAGTTATTAGAGAAGCTATTGGTCATGAGTGTAAAATATTAGCTAGAGATTTGCCACAATATTGTGGAATGTTTGATGGATACATTACACCAATAGGTGATAATTTAAAAGAACAATTAGAAGAAGCATTAGAACAGCCTGTTACATACACTATTCCTACTAATCAGTTTATTAATTTTAGAGACAATCACATTGCTTTATATAAACAAGTGGTTAGTAGTGCTACCCAGATGAGCAATGTAAGTATCAATCAACATTTTGTCAACAATCCATTTCTTGAAATAAAAGGAATTTCTGATAGTGTATTTAAAGTATGTTTTTATGATGAACATGATGTTCTACAATACCATAACACTATAAAAGCTAATCATTGGGTGAAGCTCAATAGACAATGGTATACTAAATGGTCAACTAAAGTGTGGGAGAACGATGATGTGATATATAATAATGTATTAAGTCTAGAAAACAAAAGAGTTTATATTGCTTTTGATAGCTCTTCTCTTGGAGATACTATAGCCTGGATACCTTATTGTTTAGAGTTTAAGAATAAACATAATTGCGATGTTATTGTAAGTACATTCCATAACTATTTGTTTGAGAATGTATATCCAGAACTTGAGTTTATAAAGCCAGGAACACCTGTTAGTAACATCTATGCTCAATATAATTTAGGTTGGCATTATGATATTAATAAGGAACCAGCTTTACCAAATACTATAAAGCTCCAACAAGCTGCAACTAATATATTAGGTCTTGATTTTGAGGAGATTAAACCTAGGATTGCATTCACTTCTGGTAACAAATTTGATAGTAAATATGTTACAATAGCAACTAACTCCACAGCTGGGTGTAAGTTCTGGACCAAAGAAGGATGGCAAGAAGTGATTAATCATCTAGTTAAAGAAGGATATAAAGTGATTAATGTGTCTAAAGAAAAGAATCCTTTTGATAACTGTACACAACTAGAAGACTATTCTATGAATAACACTATAAACACCATATATTATAGTCAGTTTTTCATAGGACTCAGCTCAGGCCTCAGCTGGTTAGCGTGGGCTCTTGGTAAACAAGTGGTGATGATTGCTAACTTCAGTGAAAAAGATCATGAGTTTAGTTGTATCAGGATAACAAATGATACATTGTGTCATGGATGTTGGAACAATCCTCATTATAAATTTGATCGTGGGGACTGGGACTGGTGCCCCAAACACAAAAATACCCCTAGACATTTTGAATGCCATAGAGGTATATCTGCTAATGATGTAATTGTTAAACTTCCTCTGTAGGAGTGATGATATCAGATTCTATTAACTTAAGGAATACAACATAACGTCCTTCAGAATTAATATCTTTGATGTCTTCTAATGTAATAACAGAATGTTCAATTTCTTTCTGTTCAGATAGTAATGTTTCATACTCTTGAGCAAACTGTACAAATTTAGGATTGATTATAGTTTTGGCTTCATCTAAGTGTTGTACAACAATAATGCCACCATTATCTGTTTCTTCACCATACTTCTTGATGAGTTCGTCACGTAATCCTTCTAATATCTTCTTATCTGCTGCAAATGAATTTACTAGTTTAGATAAATGATATTTAATTACTAGGTTAATTTTTTCTCCTAGTAAACCTTTAAGCACAACTTCTCCAGTTTGCTGATTAGTTAAACCACTAATCTCTGATTCTAGAGCAATAACTTCTCCAAGTGTTAATTTAGTTTTCTTCATTTTAAGTTGATTTATTGACAAATGTAATAATAATTTATTTAATTACAACATTTTCTGTTGTTGTAGATGTGGTAGTAGTAGGCTCTAACGTAGTTGTTGTACTTGTTGTAGGAGGAACGTAATCACCTGTAATAGTTAAATTAAGTTGTTCTGCTACCCAATCCCAAGCATATTCATCTATTGTCCATTCAGCATAAGCCTCACCTGACATATTTAAATTGCCTTGCGATAGCTGATTAGCTATATTACCATCAACTGTGCTAAACAATCCCCACCAAAAGGTAGCTGAATTATTAAGAGTTACATTAATAGCATAAGTATTTAATACTGATGCTTCTTGTACTGTTCCATTATCCCATATAGAAATGGGTGTTATTGTTTTCATTTTTTGTTTATTAAATGTTTATTAAAAAAACTTATTTTATTTTTAATAACTTAGTCTGGAATAATTGTAAGTTTCAACTCACCTGCTGCCCAATTGTATGCCCATTCATTGGCATCTGTAGCCGCATCCCAATCTAAATAATCCTGTCCTGAAATGCTCAATGACCCTGTAACCAATGTATTATACATAGGTGCTATTGGAGGAATTGGAGGGGTTGGTGGAGTTGGAATAAGTTGATTTAATTGATAATTAAAATTTGCACTTGTAGATAAATTGTCGTATGAAGACGTTAATACAAATACTGTTGCTTCTTTTTCTTCGCCATTTTGCCAAGAAGAAATTGGTTCGATTGTTTTTGCCATTTTATTTTTAATTAGATAAGTTATTTATTGATTGTTTTAATTCTTCTATTTGAACTTGTTGTTCTTTAATACCATTAATCAATACAGGTATTAATTCTAAATAAGTCATTGCTAACATATCTTTACCTTTCATAGTATGTACAGCTTCAGGTATAATACTTTGAACTTCTTGGGCACTTAAACCTAAATGATTATCTGTATCACCATGTCTTATATCTCCTATTGGTAAATCATAGTTATATTTAATTGGGTTAATCTGTAATATTTCATTTAATCCGTATGTAACAGGTGTTATATTCTTTTTATATCGAATATCGGAAACACTACCAACAGTAGCATACAATCCATACATATACATAATAGCACTTCCACCATTTCTATCTAATAATAAATTCCATCCACCATAATCAGCATATACGTTCCAACTATTAGACCCCATATATAATGTACAAGCGGTTGCAGTTTGTAATTGGGTTAAGAAGTTTCCATTCCCATAAAAATTAACAGCATTTAATACTGATGTACCATTTGCATCTAAATAATAACTTGCATCGTCTGAATCATAGAACCTACTAGCGTACATTGAACCTGCAACCGTAAGATTACCACTCATGTCAAGTTGTAATCTATTAGCTCCTGCTGACCATC